GTCTACAGGAACAGGAAAGTGCAGACCGTTCCCGTAAGGCACACGAGGAACTGGACAGGAATGTAGAGGAGAAACGCCTATGAGGACGCTATTGGTCTGGCTGTTGCTTATCGGCACAGCCTACGCCGGGGATGCCAGTCTGCAACTGGTCCCCACCCCGGAGAAGAAACCCACCCGTTTCGAGAAGAGGATGACGACAGTTACCTGTGGGGACACGAAGGAAGTTCTGGATTATGTCGTAGAGAACATCCCGGGTATCCGTCCTGTCTTTATGGGGACAACAGATGTTGGGAGCAAGCCCGTTCAGCTTTTCCGCGAAGCGGAGACGGGGGAATGGTTCTTCTTCTTTCAGGAAGGGGATACTACGTGCAGTGTCGGCGGTGGAGGGGAAAGCACAATCATTGTCACCAAACCCTACACTAATCTATAAACGTTTGTTGGGTATGCGTAAGATATGCCGTTTCTGCCTTGAGGAAGTGGATGAGGAAGTATGGGCTACCTCCCATAGCACAAAGGATGGCAGCTTGGTATTTATCTGTGATACCTGTGGGAAAGATGTCAGGGAAACTACCTGTAGTGAACTTTTGGACGAAGATAACAAAATATAGTTGACGTCGGGGTCAAGACAGGGCAGTATGCCAAAATCTACAGTATTTGTGTTTAAAGTTATTTGAATACTGTCTTCTAGTTTTTCCTCCCAAAGGGTTAAACAACGCAAACTTAAATCCCGCTTCGGCGGGATTCTTTTGTGGGTTGTCCATCAGGCTAGGTTTTGCACTGACCTGATGGCGTTCCCTTCTTTTTGAGATATGAATAAATTAACACTGGACGATACACAAATTTCACAGATGCCGCCCCATGAACAGGCGGAGATGCTACGTCTTCTTGAGGAATATGAGAGGGCGAAGCAACGGGAAAACTGCCAAACAGATTTCCTTGCCTTTGTGAAACACGCATGGCCAGCGTTTATTCAGGGGGCACACCACAAGACAATGGCGGACGCTTTCAAAAAAGTGGCCGACGGAAAGCTCAAGCGGTTAATAATCAATATGCCGCCGAGGCATACCAAGTCTGAGTTTGCTTCCTATCTACTGCCTGCTTGGTTCTTGGGTAAGTATCCCGGGAAGAAAGTAATCCAGACGGCACACACCGCTGAACTGGCAGTTGGGTTTGGGAGGAAGGTGAGAAACCTTTTTAGCGATCCGGCTTATACAAAGGTATTCCCTGCGTCTACTCTCCGGGCGGATAGTAAGGCGGCAGGTCGCTGGAATACAAACGAAGGCGGTGAATATTTTGCTATAGGTGTAGGTGGTGCTGTAACTGGTAAGGGTGCTGATCTTCTCATTATTGATGACCCGCACTCAGAACAGGATGCTGCGCTTGGGGCTTATAACCCGGAAGTGTTCGACAAAGTTCACGAATGGTATACCTCGGGCCCACGCCAACGTTTACAGCCGGGTGGTTCCATCATTGTCGTTATGACACGGTGGTCAAAGCGAGACCTTACAGGGCGGATAATAGATTCTTCCTACAAAAGGGAGGGGTCGGATGAATGGGATGTGATAGAACTTCCCGCCATTATGCCGTCCGGCAATCCACTATGGCCTGAGTATTGGGGCATAGCAGAGCTTGAGGCCCTGCGTTCGGAGCTTCCCATTTCCAAATGGTCGGCCCAGTACCAGCAGGACCCTACTTCCGAAGAGGGGGCTCTGGTTAAGCGTGAGTGGTGGAAAGAGTGGAGGGGTGAGAAACCCCCTTCGTGTAAGTTTATTATTCAGAGCTGGGACACGGCGTTCCTTAAAACACAGCGTTCGGATTATTCGGCGTGTACTACATGGGGGGTATTCTTTAATGAAGAAACGGATACCGACCATATCATTCTGTTGGATGCGTATAAGGAAAGGCTGGAGTTCCCAGAACTGAAAAAGCGTGCGTATGACTTCTGGAGCGAATGGGACCCCGATGCATTTATTGTCGAGGCCAAGGCTTCTGGTGCACCATTGATATTTGAACTACGGCAAATGGGTATCCCGGTTGAAGATTTTACCCCGACGCGGGGTAACGATAAGATATCGCGGGTTAATGCAGTATCCGATATGTTTGCCACAGGGATGGTCTGGGCTCCCCCGACACGGTGGGCGGAAGAGGTGATTGAAGAGTTTGCGGCATTTCCTGCCGGGGACCATGATGATCTGGTGGATAGTTCGACGCAGGCCCTGATGCGGTTTCGTCGGGGCGGTTTTGTGCGTGCCCCTTCGGATAATGAAGAAGACTGGACGCCACCGCAGTATACAGAATTTTATTAGGATAAAGAGTTAGGAATAACGTATGGCAGTTGATAAAGCTCTTCCAAATGTAGCTGGTGAGGGTGAAGAGGATATCAGTGTGGCTGTGGTCAACCCTGAATTGATTGCGGTGGAAACTGAAGACGCTGCTATTATTATGGACTTTGACCCTGATGAGGGAGAGGAGATTCCCCATGAAGCAAACCTTGCTGAACATATGGATGACAGTGCACTTGGAAATCTTGAGAGTGACCTCATGGGTGCGTTTGAAGCTGACAAAGCTTCGCGGAAAGAATGGTCCCACACGTACACCAAAGGTCTAGACCTGCTTGGGATGAAGATTGAGGAACGCTCTACGCCATGGCCCGGTGCCTGCGGTGTGTTCCATCCTGTACTGGCGGAGTCGGTTATTCGCTTTCAGGCCCAGTCGATCATGGAGACTTTCCCGGCCAAAGGCCCGGTAAAGACCCAGATTGTAGGGAAACTGACGGAAGAAAAAGAACAGCAGGCTGTCCGTGTCCAGACGGAAATGAACTATCAGCTTACGGAAGTTATGACGGAGTATCGCTCCGAACATGAGAATATGTTGTTCTCGCTTCCGCTGGCAGGGTCGGCTTTTAAGAAAGTGTACTATGATATAGATATGGGGCGTAACTGTTCCATGTTTATCCCCGCTGAAGATATGGTTGTTTCCTATGGTGCAGCGGACCTGATGTCCTGTCCGCGTTATACGCACGTTATGAAGAAAACCAAGAATGAAGTTATCAAGCTTCAGCTTGCCGGGTTCTACCGGGACATCGACCTTCCCACTCCCAACGTGGAATATTCAAAGATTCAGGAAACCTATGACCATCTTACTGGCGACCAGCCCAGTGTGGAATATGACGAACGTTATACTATTCTGGAATTCCATGTAGACCTTGATCTACAAGGGTTTGAGGATAAACAGGATGGCGAGGAGACGGGGCTAGGTTTACCTTACGTTGTTAGCATTGACCATTCATCAGGTGAAGTGCTGTCCATTTACCGTAACTGGGAAAGGGATGACCCGGATCGCTTGAAGAATATGCATTTTGTGCATTATAAATATTTACCGGGGCTTGGCTTCTATGGCTTTGGCCTTATCCATTTGATTGGTGGTCTGGCTAAAAGCGCGACTTCTATCCTGCGCCAGCTTGTGGATGCGGGTACATTATCCAATCTACCTGCGGGATTAAAGTCCAGAGGTCTTAGGATAAAGGGGGATGATGCGCCGTTGATGCCCGGGGAGTTCCGTGACGTAGATGTCCCTAGCGGTGCGATAAAAGATAATATTACGTTCCTTCCGTACAAGGAACCCTCAACAGTTCTCTATTCATTACTGGGTACCATTGTAGATGAGGGGCGTAAGTTTGCTTCTGTAGCGGATGTGCAGGCGGCTGATATGAATAATCAGGCCCCTGTTGGCACTACGCTTGCTATTATGGAACGGGGCATGAAAGTTATGTCGGCGGTGCAGGCAAGACTTCATGCGGCGATGCGCCACGAATTTCGTATTCTGGCAGACCTTATTAAGGATAACCTCCCTGCGGATTATGATTATGAACTGGATATGAATGCGGTTCGTCCAAACGATTTTGATGACCGGGTTGATATTATCCCCGTATCCGATCCTAATGCTACGACAATGTCACAGCGGATCATGCAGTATCAGGCGGCGTTGCAGTTAGCCGCACAGGCACCCCAGATGTATGATCTGCCGGAGTTACATCGTCAAATGCTGGAAACTATGGGGCTGGGTGATGTAGACAAGATAGTGCCAAGTGATAAGGATATGAAGCCGGAAGACCCTGTCCGGGAGAATATGGATATTATTAACGGAGAACCAGTGCAGGCTTTTGCTTATCAGGATCACAAGGCACATATTACGGTTCATATGTCTGCAATGGAGGACCCAAAGATACAGGAATTGTTAAGCAAGTCACCTATGGTTAAGGCAATACAGTCGGCAGCCGAAGCCCATATCCGTGAGCATCTTGCCTTTGAATACCGTAATGAGATTGAACTTCAGATGGGTGTGCCCTTACCAAGCCCGGATGATCCGCTTCCCCAAGATGTGGAGCATCAGCTTTCATCACTCATGGCACAGGCGGCAGAGAAACTTCTGGGCAAAGATCAGGCGGAGGTCCAGCAGCAGCAAGCCCAACAGCAGGCACAGGACCCGGTATTCCAGCAACAGAAACGGGACCTTGATATCCGTGAAGCGGATGTTAAACGTAAAGCGCAGGGAGATCGTATGCGGGTTGCTGCTGATTTACAGAAAACTGCAATGCGTGATGCTACAGAACGGGAGCGTATTGATTCCACGGAGCGTACAGTGGGGGCCCAGATAGGGGCTGGCATTGCCAAGGAAATAATGGAAGATGAGCGTGAGGATGTAAAACAGGCGTCGGAAGATGCCCGGAAAGGTTTAGAAATTGGTGTAGAGTTAGTAAATCAAGCTGTTAAATCTGAAGATGTTAGACGTGAAATGTCTGGAAAGAAGGAGAAGAAGTAATGGCCAAAGCTACAAAGGCTAGTGCGCCAGTTAAAAGAGTACGGGCAAGGAAAGAAGACGGTTCATTTCAGGCGGATGACCCATCCACTCCTGACGTGAATGAAGCTTTTGTTCAAGCTTCGAGTGTTTCTGTAAGTGGAGTGGCTACAACCGCCAGCCCGGTTAAGGAAACGAGAGGAAGAAAGAAAAAGGCCGAGACGCCAAAACGTACTCGTGTTCTTAATGAGTTTGGTGATATCGTTAAAGTATAATGGATGATCGTTATATAGTGGAGGTGACCCGTAAGGCTTTGCGGACACTGATGGATGAAGGCGCAGACAATGTTGCGTTGGGTGGTGCGAAAGATTACGCCGAATACCAGCGTCTGGTCGGAAGGCTTGAAGGTCTCGCCATTGCAGAACGTGAACTTCTTGATGCACAGGATAGATTGTACAAGGCAGAAGAGGAGTAAACGCAAAAGGGAACCGTCACCCCTTTTTTTGTGGCGTGCACAGGAGAAAATTTATGAGTAAAGCCGCACTCAAAACTGCGGAGGACGGGGGTCCGACACAGCTCCCCGAGCCATGTGGTTGGAAGATTCTTATTGGTCTCCCGGAGGTTGATGAGAAAACAGAAGGAGGAATCATCAAGCCAGACGATGTCCGTCATGTGGAGCAGGTTGCTTCTGTTGTCGGGTTCGTGATGAAGATGGGTCCTCTATGTTATAAAGATGAAGACAAATTCCCTACTGGGCCTTGGTGCAAGGAGGGAGACTTTGTTTTTATCCCTCCATTTTCAGGGGTGCGGGTCATACATCAGAGTGGTATGGAACTGCGCCTTATTAACGATGATACGGTGCAAGCCGTAGTGGATGATCCGAGAGGATGGAGGAGAGCATAATGGCAGAGACTCAAGAAGTACTGGAAGAGGTACAGGAAGAAACGGCAAGTGAAGAGCCGGAAATAGAAATTGTTGATGAACGCCCACCCCAAGACAGAGTGCCCCCCAGAGATACGGCGGCATCAAGTCCTGACTGGGATATCCCCGATGAGGAAATCGAGGAGTATGGGGGTAAGGTCAAGGACCGTCTAAAGCGTTTGAAGTATGAACGCCATGAAGAGCGGCGGCAAAAGGAAGAGGCCCAGAGGTTAAGTGAGCAGGCTATCCGTGATGCTCAGGTTTTACATCAGGATAAAAAGACGCTACTCGAGTTGATTGATAAAGGCAACCGGGCGTTGTTTGAGGTTAATCAACAAAAAAGTGATGTAGAGTTGAGGGCGGCTGAAGAAGAATATCGGCAGGCATATGAGGCTGGTGATACGGATAGGATCATAAAAGCACAAAGCCGTTTAACGGATGTGCAGTATGATAAGAAAAGATTTGAGGAGTTGCGGCCTGAAGAGAAGGCCCAAGAGTCTGCTCAAAGCTCTCAGCCTAGTCCGCAGCAGGCGGCACCCCCGTTGCCCAAGATTGAGCCCCGGACTCAGGAGTGGCTCAAGTCAAACGAACATTGGTTTGGCCCCGGTGGTAACAGCAAGCTTACCGGGTATGCCATGGGTGTAGATGATGAATTATTTAAACAAGGATATGTCCGAGGTTCAGAGGCATATTTTATTGAAGTAGATAAACAAATGCGGGAAGAGTTTCCGAACCATCCCGCATTCGGTGGTGCAGATGAGACCCGTTCTCCTGCTCCCCGCAAATCGGTGGTAGCTCCGGCTACCCGTGGAGGGAAACCTCCGAAGAAAGTTTCGTTAACGGGCTCTCAGGTTACTCTCGCCAAGAAATTTGGGTTGACGAACGAGCAGTATGCTAAAGAAGTGGCTAAGTTAAATACTGGCAATTAAAGGAGTAGGCGCAAATGGGAAAGAGAACACCGACGACACCACGAGAAATGGAAACAAGGGAGAGCGAAAAGAGAGACCAAGAGTGGGCTCCTGCTTCTCTGCTTCCAGACCCCACCCCGCAGGATGGCTGGGAGTTTCGTTGGATACGAACAAGCTTTGTTGGGCAATCGGA